AAAACTTATGGAAGAAAAACAATGGTTCTCAACTGAGGAGAAGGCAGAGGCAGAGATTGACAAACTATTAAATAAGACAAACTCACTTATGGAATCAGGAGGTAAATTGACATGGGTTTAATGATTGAAAGAAAATGGGCTATGCCTTCTAAAGATACATATACAATAAAACCTATCAAGGAATTATTAAAGAGATGGGTTGATATTGATTATGATTGGATAGATCCTTTTTGTGGTCTTAATAGTCCTGCTAATTATAAAAATGATTTAAATCCAAATATTCCAAATGCAACACATATGGATGCAATAGATTTCTTAAAATCAATCCCAACTGATTCAGGTTATAAAGGAGTGTTATACGATCCTCCTTATAGTGTAAGACAGGTCATGGAATGTTATAAAGGATATGGCATAAATGTGACACAGGAAACAACACAGGCAAAATGGTATAGATTATTGAAAGATGAAATAACTAGAATAAGTCCTGAAATAGTTATATCATTTGGATGGAATACAGGAGGAATTGGAAAAATAAATGGGTATGAACCAATAGAAATACTATTAGTACCACATGGAGGAATCCATAATGACACAATATGTACTGTGGAGAGAAAAATTGAAATTCTTTGACTTGTTTGCAGGCATAGGTGGATTCAGATTGGGTATGGAGAAAGCAGGTCACGAATGTGTAGGATCATGTGAATGGGATAAGTATGCCAGAGAAACATATAAAAAGAACTTTGGTTCATATCCAGAATATGATGATGCCAAAGATCTGCACCCAGAGTCACTCCCATACTTTGATGTGCTTTGTGCAGGATTCCCTTGCCAAGCTTTTAGTATCGCAGGAAAACGATTGGGATTTGAAGATACAAGAGGTACTATCTTTTTTGAAATTGCTAGGATTGCAAAAGAAAAAAGACCACCTTATCTATTCCTTGAGAACGTTAGAGGCTTACTATCTCACGACAAAGGAAGAACGTTTGACACAATCATCTCCACGCTTGATGAGATGGGGTATGATGCAGAATGGCAAGTGCTTAACAGCAAATATTTCGTTCCACAAAACAGGGAACGTATCTTCATTGTCGGACATTCTAGAGACAGCAGTTCCAGAAAAGTATTTCCTCTCGGAGAAATCAGTACAATCTCTGATAAAAAGAAACTCAGAAAAGAGGAACTTTCAAGGTCACGATCACATAGTTCAGCAATCTATGCCAACTACTACAAAGGACCTGACGGAAAAAGAACTCTAGTCCAAGTGGGAAACATAGACACAAAAGGACATAACTCTTTATGGGGTAGGGTTTATGATCCTAATTTTATTGCTCCATCTCTCAATGCTAATGGAGGAGGAATGGGTGCAAAAACAGGTTTGTTTGCAGTAGATGATAAAAATGATGGCAAAAGAACTTTAGTTTATACAGCACAAGTAAATCAAAACATGAAACAAAAGGTACAGACTAGGGATAACACTTGGACATTATCAACGAGTGCCAATGACTTTGGAGTTATGGAGGGCCAGAGAATAAGAAGATTGACACCAAAGGAATGTGAAAGGCTACAGGGATTTCCTGATAATTGGACAATAGGCAGCGACACACAAAGATACAAACAATGTGGTAATGCCGTTACTGTTCCTGTAGTGGAATATATTGCAAGGGAATTGAAAATTGGGTAAGCTAGCAGATGCAATAAAGGAATACAAGACATCTCCAAAGAACTCCCCTGCTGAACGTGAGGCTAAGGAAATAATTACACAGATAACAGAATCACAATGGTGGAAAGACAATGTAGGTTCAGAATTCAAATGGCCCAAAAAGTATGACAACAAGAAACAGCAGGCTATATTTACAGAGCCACAGTTTGTATTCATTGGTAATTTTATATTTGCTAGGCATGAGTTTTGTCCAGGATGTAGGTTGTATAAGGGTTTATTAACTTACACCAATGGACAAATGGTGTATGCGAAACCTTACAACAAGTGAGATACAATCAAGGTTTGACCGTCACGCAAAACTACACAGGTTTGAAGTTGACGAATTATTTAAAAATATAAAACACAAGCCATTTACTGAGATGCAGTACAGATACTTGGAGATAGGAATCAGACATCAGTTCATCTATGACATAGAGACATCTGACTTTGATCCAGAACAGAATTTTATTATTTGTTATGTAGGAATATTAAGAGACATAGTTACAGAGGAAATAGAACACGTACAGGATTCAATAACCAAACAGGACATAAAAAAGGCAGTAGGACAAAGCACATTTGACTTTGACAAAAGATTATTGACCACATTGTCACATAATATGAAGCAGGCACATCACGTAGTAGGACACTATTCAACTAAATTTGACAATCCGTACTTTAGATCAAGATGCCTGTTGACAAAGCAGCAGGAACTCATACCTCATTACGGCTATCAGTTCTATGGAGATACATGGAGAATGATGAAAACTACCATGAAAGCCAAGCGTAACACATTGAAGAACTTTATCAGACAAACAACAGGTAATGACGAGAAAACCTTTGTAGATTTAAAGTATTGGTACATCACACACTTTAAGGACCACAAGTTGTGGAAAAAGAGTATGGATTATATCATAGATCATTGTGTTAAAGATGTCAAAATGACGTATGAGGGGTTACAAAAGGCAGAGTTATTCAATAATATAGGCAGGGCAAAGACATGATGGGATTATGTCATTATTGTTGGAGCAGCAACAAATTAATTACTTTAAACAACAAAGGAGAAAATAGATGTGAGTCATGTCACGACAAGGAGTCTTATAAATGCGAATCCACGTAGAGGAGTCAGATGATGCACATGGAGAATATCATAGTCATGACGGAACTACGGAAATATGGTTGGCAGGACATTTAACATTATGGGGTTTGTTTGATACTTTGATTCATGAGTCATTGCACCAGGCTATTGAGGAAAATAGTGACAGAGAGACTACAGAAAAAGAGGACCATTGGGTAATACAGAGACTATGCTTTTGAGGAATGAGCAATAAGAATTATGTCGCAGGAAGGAATTTTGAATATCGCATCGTCAGATACCTCGTTGCTAAAGGGTACTATGTGGTTCGATCGTATGCGAGCAAAGGAACATTCGATTTGGTTGGCGTGCCTCCTAAGTCATCCAAGCTTTGTGGTGCGTTGCTCATACAAGCAAAATACTCAAGGAAGGGTAAAGGCTACATACATCCTGAGGAAAAAGCCAGATTGGCAACAGCTAGTAGAAGATACAAAGCTCACAGTTGCATCGTTTATAACGAGAAGCGAAAACTTAAATGGAAGCTAGTCAATCCATATTATTATGTCAGAGGAAAATAGATTCATAGACAAGACCACATCTCTCAAGACAGTAGAGAGAGTAAAGTTTAGTCTAAAGAATTTCAGCAAGGGTTCTAAGATAGAAATATCATGGGCCTTTAATCCTGAAGATTCAATGCACGTTGACCAATTCCTAGAAACTGATCCAGACAAGAACAACATACTAACTGCTTTGCAAGGATTCAAGTCAATGTGTGAAAACAACTTAGGTGTTAAAATCTTAACAGACGAAGAGTAACACTTAAATTTACCTTTTTTTTATACTACACAATGATTACCAAGAAAGAGGGTGCTGAAGATAGTTGCCCTTCGTGTCGTCAACTCCTTGTTTGTAGAACAACACAATACAAGGACAATCCGCCAAAACTACAATGGCAGTACAAGGACAGGGAAGAAGCTCATTTTAGCTTTGACTTTAAGACACAGAAATCGGCTTGTAAGGAATCATCATCTGATGGTCCTAAGGCAAGCACAAACAACACTTCAGCAACAAAAGAAATCAATCTTGATTCCTTGATACATCTAACAAAGGAAGAACAAGACAAAATTATCGAGGACACAGAGAAAGTAGGAGAAAGTTTAGCCTGCCAACTCAAAGCAATCGACAATCTTGTTGCAAAAGGTGTGATTAGTGACAAGTATGACAGAGGCATGATTTTTAATGCTGTCGTACAATATCGTGTGCATTGAGTAATAGTATATAACGGTTTATATACTAAAACTCTACTTTTTTTATTATGAATGAGGAAGCAAACATTCTTATAGACAAAATTTCCAAAATCTCAAACGGTATCAAATCAGAACTCAAGCCATTAATCATTAAACTATCAAGAAACATAGCACAGAACATAGACCATCCTGAGATAAAGGTCATGGCTAAGAATCTGGGCATTGAAGATCCCAAACTAACTGACATAGCCAGGATCATGAACAGAATCAGAGAGAAGCAGAGATGGGCATTTGGACAAACTGCCATGTATGATTACATTGAGCCAAAGTTCAAGGATGGAAAGAAAGACGTAGTAGGAAACAACAATGTAGTAAGACTAACAGATGATAAGATAGAACAGTTGGTAGAATCCTACATAGCAGACAACGTGGATATTGTAGATGAACAGTTAAAGGCATTGAAAAAGCTGTCAACTCCTGCCAAAGACATCATAACAAAGGCAAGAAAGGAGGAGATGGAACAGTACACATGGAAGTGTCATTTGGCAAATGAATTGGCCCTGCTTGCAATCAAGATGGAAAACGAGCATTGTGCCGTATCAAAGAGAGAAGTAGTCGATGGAAAAGTAATACCAGGAGGACAGCCACTACATCAGCATGACGACAAGCTGTGCAAGGAATATGCAAAGAGGACCAAGCTAGTAAGAGACAGCAGATTCGCTACGGACATCAACTCATATGAGGCAATCATAGTAGCCTGCAACACAACAGACTCACTCAAGCACGCAATAGCAGGAGAGTGGGAGTTTAAGACAGTATGGGAGGTCAAGAAAGACGAGTCAGAATGTAGGGAATGTATCAAGGAAAGATGTGAGGCAGAGAAATGTAACCATGAATGTCACAGGGTAGTAAGACCAATGACAACTAAAGGATTAAAGTATGCAATCAAGACCAATGAGGACCTGAAGAACCTGGACAACAGGATCAAGATGCTAACAGAGGTAGAGAATGACATATGCAGATTGGGCAAGATACTCATAGAGAATCCAAAGACTAAGGAAAAGCTCGGGCCAACAGAGATAAAGAAGCTGATGTATAACCATGTGGAAAGGGAGGAATGTTTACAATGTGACTTATTCTTAGACAAGAACCCAGACTTTTTTGAGAGGATGAAATGAACAGGACAATGAAGATACTAGACTCATTGGAGCAGATCAACATGAAGATAGACGACATAGAGTCAATGCTTGAGGTCCTAGAACCTGTCAACGCATTTGAAGAGGAGGCACATCAGGCTTTCACTAACGTGCTAAACAGATACAGAATCATAAAGACATCACTAGAAAACTCTCTAAAAAAAGAAGGGGGGGGTGGTACAGATTCGTGTCTGAACGGAAAATGTGCTGCTGATTCTGCCTGGTAAGAAAAAGAAAAAAATTTTCTACCTACTATATAACACTTGGAATGTTGCTGTACTTTAAATTACGGTACGGTACGGTACGCCCTTATATAGTGTACGGTACTTAAATAATAATAATAGTATGCTTTGTTTCCATACTATCAATACCATTCATACCATTTTAGTATATAAAGCCAAAACCCTATTTAAAGGGGAGTAAAAGTGGTCTTTATATACTCATATACACTCATATTTCGTAATTTTATTCAAACTTAATATAAATGTTTCTACCCAGGCAAAGCTTTATATAGGGGACCTGGTGGGCATAAAATTATGTATACTCTCACAGAATTAAGAGAAATGGCAGAAAGTGGCAAGTATCAAAAGTGCAAGACTTGCAAAGGCAAAAGGCGTTTTATTGCAGATGCTGGGTTTGGTGTTCATGAGGTCGATTGTATGGCTTGCATGGATGAGGATTTTAAGCCAACTGGCTTAATTCTTTAACCTTTTTTTATTTTTTTAAAAATCGTATAATATTCGAGTAGATACTATTACAGCTTGTATTTCTTTAGGTTTTCCCTCAAGGTTTAGGCTTTGAATATGAGCTATTAACTTTTTCAGATCTTCGATTTGTTCACTCATTTTAAACCCCTAATGATTTTCTCATATTTTCTTAAACGACTTTTTCCATATTTGCCATGAATATAAAAAACCGTATTATGTAATAAATTGCATTTGTGGCAACCGTCGCACCCGTCGGTTTTCTTTGTTGACTTGTCACAGTTTGAACGGTTTTTAAATCGTGTCGTGCTAGTGCATGAGATATTTTTATCATTCCAATACTTCATTAATTGATCTTGCCATATTCCATTTGGCTCAGGGTGTGATAACTGAACGGATAAATTTTTTAATTCCTGGTTTTTTTCTGCATAGACTGAATTTAAAATAAAATCATTGTGTGTAGTGAGCCAAAAATCAACATCAGATAAACGCCTTACAAGATTTAGAATTTTGTTAAATTGTTTTACTCCGTTTTCGTTAAATTCAAAATCCCCGATTGAGTTGATCCTTATGTTTTTTGAGTTTGTTTTTTTAATCTCTAAAACTAGAGTTTTTAAAAATATGCTTTCTTTTCCGTTTATCAGTTTTTGGTTAAGTTCTCTTTTTGCTGAGTTAAAGCGGTGGTCATTAGAATTAACACAATATCCGATGCCCGTACCATTATTTTTAAATGAATAATTACAAAAATCCATACAGTTAGACATCGGCAAATTAAACGCATACTGATTAATCTCTTTAACAAAAGTTAGATGCTTATATTTAGTCAATGGGTTAATTTTGTGCGTATTTATTTAAAAGGTTTTGTGAATAATGTTTAATCAAATAGCAAATGGCCCATGATCCTATAATTTATTAATGTGTATAATAATTTGGTTTTATGGCTTTTGAAGTTGTCAAAGTAGCATCAAAATCAAGGCAAAACCATTTTCATTATGTTTCTTGTATTGATGGAAGTGCTGTTCATTGTTCATGTGAATCATGGGTATTCAGAACTAACCCATGCCATGCCATGAAAGAAATTGGAGTTGCTCAATAGATGGACAAACTCCAAACCTCCATATTTTTAATTAAAAAAGGATATATTACAACTGATTATGTTAACGGAACTTTTGCAGCAAAATTAACACCAAAGGCAAAAGAAGCACTAGAGGCTTATGTATTGATAGAGGAGTTATTGAAATGAAACTTATACATTCAAACAAGCAATTAAAAAAACGCTTTTCAGTAAAGCCAATGAAAACCAAAATTATTTTAAAAATGGATAACATCACGATTGATTTATCTTTAAACGAATCTAAAGAGCTTTCAAGAATTTTAGAAAAAGCAAACGCTGTTATTCAAACAGAAAAAACGGATTTGAAAGAATCAGATCTTTTAGGACAACAACGATTTAAAACCGTTCAAGCTTTGTATAATGGAGGGTTAAAAAATGATTAATATCGAGTTATGGCGTGAACACGTTGAAGATTTACAAGGCAGTTTAAAACTATGTGATGAAATTGATTTTATCTTATCAAAAAGAGCATTAATAGAAAAATATGTTTATAGAACTTATGTTTGTATTGATAAATTATGTTTAAAAGCTGGTGTAGATATTACCTTTGATGCCAATAAAATGGAGTTTTGCATTTTAGATACAATTCAAAAAATAGCATATAATCATAATTTAGAAATAAATACAAATAATCATGATGGTTCAAAAGTTACCATTGAATTTAAAAAAATAAATGAGGATGATATTGTAAATGAATAACGATTCAATCAAAGAAGAATTTGATTATATCGAGGACAAATGTTACATTAATTATAATAAATATGAAGAGTTCCACCAATGCGACAAACATTTTATTAAATATCGTGGATGCGGTGGGGATTGTCCTTTATGTATGGTTAAGACTTTTATTTATGAGAAAATCAGGATTGAGGAGGTAGGGTATTAGATGACACAAAAATTAAAAGTGTTATGGAGTCGCAAATTTTGGTTTATTCCAAAGAGTGCAGATTATCCGCCTTATGAAATGATTGAAGTTAACCAAGTAGATGATAAAAGGACATTCTGCAAGGGATGCAACACAACCCGAAACACCCTAGCATTTTATCAAGATTTAGGGTTAGATCGTGCAAGGTTTGAATTTGATGAAAATCTCTGTTTAGATTGTACTAAAAAGGATGATTCAATTATTATCACTAGAGAATTAGAGGATTATCTTTTTTAAAATGCCTGGAAAATATGTTAATTTATCCAAAGGCGGAAAATATCTTAAATGTGTTATGGATGATTTAGAAACATATATTCAAGTTTTCAAGGATTCTTTAGAATGTGATGATTGTAATGTTTTAGGATCTTATTACATCATAGGGGAAAAATACGAAATAGGCTTATGCTTACAATGCTTAATTAAACATTCTCCATATTCATCAATTATAGGCTTAAAGGGGTATATTGTTAAAGATGATTAGATGTAATTTATGTCAAATGGAATTTAAAAAGATGCCTTTAGATGATGAATTTCTTCATAAACAATTAAGACAGCACGAAAGGTATCATTTACATTGTAAGGTAGAAAAACGGAACACTTGTGAGGGTGTAGTAAAATGGGA